ATGCAGGCGGTTCCGCGTTTTATTTTCCAAAGGGGCTACCCCCTTACGACAAATGCGCCTCGCGCCCGCTCTTGGCGTTGTGGCACTTGGTGCATAGCGACTGCCAGTTCGCGCTGTCCCAAAACTCACCGCCCTGTCGCACGGGCGTGATGTGGTCAACCACTTCCGCGAGCCCACCACAAGCCACGCACACCGGATGGTGGCCGATGTACGCCGCCCGCGCCTTGCGCCAAGCGTTCGTCCAATACCGCTTGTCCTGCGGCGTGTCGCGCGCCTGCGACTGCTTGCGGCGGCGTGGGTCAGGTGTCTGACGTTTCGGCAACGTAGGCATTGATGCGCTCGTTTAGTTCCATCAGTTGATCGCGCACCTCAGCACGGCACAACGTCCGCCCGTTCGTCAGCGCGCTCATCAGCTTCCGCCGCTTCAGCAGCAGCCCCACGAGGTACGCGTTGTCCCTTGCCGGCAACGGCACGCTCACAGCTCGTTCCACTTCACGCGTCCCGGGTGGTGGCCACGCCCCGCCCATTCGCTCAATGTCCTGGCGCATGCGCGCCCATGGTGGTCTGTTGTCGTTGTTCATTCGTTGTCTTTCTCAATGTCGATGAGGTCGTCGTTTGGGCCTTTCATTTCTTCAGCTCTTGTAGTTTGTTCTCGATGTAGCCTTCGAGCGCGGTCAGTCGCTCGTTCTCGTGCTCTGTCCCGGGCAATTTCGCCCACTTCTTGCGGTTCGCCACGGCGCGCTGTTGGTACGCCTCCCATTTCTCGGGATACAGCCGCCGCTGCTCGTCCCAAAACGCCTCGTTCCAACGGCTGAACCGCATGCCCTCGTCGCTTTCCTCGCCCCACCTGAAATCCTCGGGGTGCGGGAGCCGTCCATTCGCAACGAAAAACTCGCGCTCTTCCATCATCGGGGTGTAGCGTTTGGCGACCTGCTCGCCGTACACCTCGGCGATGAGCCACCGCCGCGTCGCCACGATGTCACGGTGCCAAATGTCGGTCAGCTCCTGCACCTTGTCGGTGCGGTCAACCTTGCGGAAGTCCTCGTTATTGATCATGCGTGCGCGATTTGTATATGGGGTTGTTCGTCAACTTGAACAGCTCGTGGTTCGTCTGCTTCAGGCGGTCAATGTTCCGCTGCCATTGCGCAGGGGCGTCGCTGACCTCATGGCGCGCAAACCACGTCAGCAGCGCGCGCCGCTCTTCGCGGAGTTGGTTCTCGGTCATCAGAATAGGGTCATTTGCTTGTTTAACTCGCTTTCAAAATTTTGGCCTGAATTGCAGCCACAGCGGCATGCGGGTGTTTTGTACCATTTCGGACGCGGCCATTCCACCACATAAATCGGCGATTCATTCGCAAACCGCTCAGCGTCCCTCTGGCAGCAGAACGTCATGCCTGCCACCCTGTAGCGTCGCAGCATCATCAGAATAGGCTCATCTGCTCGGTTCGACGTGGTCTGAGCAGCGGCTCGTTGAACCAGCACGCCCCGCCGTTGTACGCGACGTAGTGCATCCGTTCGCCGTTCACCGTCGTGCTCAGGATGATCGAGCCATCCACCCACTCGCGCCCGATTTGCGCGCTGACTTTTTGGCCGGTGGTCATTGGAAGAGCTTTTTCGCTTGGTTTTGCGCGGCCATGCGCTCGCGGTCACGCTCCTGCAACTCAAGCCGCTCCGAATAGGTCAGCCTGCTTTCACCTTGCATCCACGCGACCCTATCCGGGCGTTGCGGTTCCCGCTGTTTGGTTTGCTGCTGCTTGCGGTGCTCAATCATGGCCTGCGTGCGCTGTGCCGCTTCGTTCTCGGCTTGAATCCGTGCGAGGCGGTTCCGCTCGTGCGCTGCTGCTGTTTTCTTCGTGTCGTAGGCTTGCCACGCGCTGATGAACTCGCCCCGCTTCAACCGTCCGAACGTCTTGGCTGTTGCAAGCTCGTCGCAGATGGCGCGAAAGTCCTCCAGGGTGTAGTTGCCTCCAAAGTTGTCCGTGAGCAACCATTCAACGCAGTCGGCATATTCAGCCATTGTGCTCATGCGCTTGTTTGCATCCACCGCGTCGCTCACGTTCTTAATCATCAGGGCCATCGTTAGCCGCGTCTTATCGGGATCCATCTTGAGCGCGGTGCGGATGTTCGTGCCATTAAACCGCTCCACTATAGGGATTTGGCATCTCCCCGGTGCGAGCCCAGTGTCGAAGCTCTGCTTCAGACCAACCTCCATTTGCTGCCTGTGGGTTAATGCCGTCGAACTCCCGTTTGAGCTTGGCGTTGATGAAAGTGCCCTTCCATCCGTTGCTGATGCTTGTGGCGATTGCGTAAATCGCGAGTTGCTCATTTCCTTCCGCATCTTGATAAAGTTTGTGGAGCGCTGTCTGCTCCGTGTTAGGTGATTTGAACTTGAAACTATGCTCGGCTTTCTTGTAGGCTTTCCATTCACGCCATGCATCCGCGAACTCATCCGACTCCCACGGCATGACAATTTCGATTTTGGGCTGGCTCGCCCTCTTCTCTACTTTCTTTTCTTCTTTATTCTCTTCTATATTCTCTACTAGGGTGAACGATTGTTCAGGGGAGGGGTGAACGGTCGTTCGGGGCAGGGGTGAACGGTCGTTCAGGGGAGGGGTGAACGATTGTTCAGGGTGAACGATTGTTCGGGGTGAACGTTCGTTCAGGGTGAACACTTGTTCAGGGTGAATGAGCCGAATGTGGTTCGGAGCGTAGCTGATTCTAACCAGCCCCAACTCCTCCAACCGCTTCACCGACTTAGTGACCGCCCGCGACGTAGCCCCGAACATCTCGGCGAGCTGATCGTTGGAGCGGCGGGCAGGCTTGCCCTGCGCCGCCCATGTCCACGCGTCGCAAAGGATGGCGAACTGGAGGCCGCTGAGTTTGGCTGAATGCCGCCAAACGTGGTCGGGAACTTGGAGGAAGTTCACTGATTCAACTTCTCTTTGATGAGGTCGTAGGCGATGCCGCTTGGCGTTTTCCCGCTAACCTTTGCGGCAAACTTGAGGCGGTTGTATTCGTCGGCTGTTAACCGAATACCCACAAGCTCGGTGCGTGTTGCTTTCTTCATACTGCAATGTTAACGCGGGTGTTCGTTCCCGCTGTGGTTTGTCGTGGTTTGATGTTAACGGGTTTTCAACATTGCCCGCCCCGCTCCCGCTTGTGGAGTTGGATGAGGTGGTTTAGCTCTGCCACAAGCTGCACCGTGAACGTCGCGCTCGGGTTGTGGAGGTTCAGCTCCATCAGCCGCTCAGGGCTTTCTCGCATCCATCGCCAGAGCGTCACTCTGGACACTTCGAGCAGTTGGGCGGCCTTCGTAACGCTGCCGAATTCGTGCCGCAGCAGCATCGTCAGGGGGTAGTATTTCGATTCGGATTTCATAGCTCGCTTTCGCCTCGTTGAGTTGTTTGAGATATTGAGAAAAGGCGCGGGGCGCGTCCACAATGGAAACCGCCGCCCCGCTGTCCTTTAAGATGACCTTATAAATCACCATCGGGTCAGTCATCACTGCACACGTTCGCGAAGTGCTCGGGCACTTGGCCTGTGGCAATCATGTGGTTGTACTCCTCAACGCTCATGAAATGACGCGTGAAGAACCCCTTCATGTCGTTGCCCTTGTATCCGTAATTTCTTGCGATTTGCCGTAGCCCGCCGTCAGGTCGTTTTCTCGTGGTTTTTTGGGTCTTATTCCACGCCCATTCCGCCCAGTAATTGCACACGGCCATGTGAAACCCGATGTATTTATCACGCGGCCATCTTGATACGAACGACGGCTTTCTGTGGGCCTTCTTATCGTCAAAGTAGACGTCAAGCCGCCTGTTTATTTCATTACGTTCAAGCTCTCGATGCAATTGCGCGCGTAACTGCTCGTTGTATTCGTCCATCATCCGTTGGAACCCCCTGCGGTTCTCCCGTTCGTACCATGCCACCCACGCCATCAGCGCGGCGATGGTCGTCCCAATTGCCCACCACATCAGAATGGCAGATTATCGCCGTCCGCTGCGGGTGCAGGGGCGGCAGGTTGAACGGGCGCGTCTTGCACGGTGTCGGTCACGCGGTGGCCTGCGTACTTGAGCGAGAGGTAGAACCGCCCGTTGTACTCGCGTCCTCCGAGGTAGCAGTCCATCTCGACGAGCGTTCCGGCCTGAACGCTGTCCATCGTGCCCACTTTGTCCTTAAGCAGTTCGACGGGGAAGTGGTCGGGGTAGTCGCCTTCAGGGTTGGGCGTGATGACGACCTCCTGTTTTTGGAAGCCGCTGGGGAAGGTTTGGGGTTCGCCGTGCTGCTTGATACGGCCTTTGATTGTGACTTTCATGTCAGAGTGATTTAAGAAATTCATTCGTGTCTTCAATTCCGGGCGCATTGTGTCGTGGGCTTGCGCCGTAGCCCCTCGTCGCGCTCCATGCGGGATGCCACGGCGGTAGATCGAGCCCGAGGTCGTCAATCGTGTAACCCGCAGGCGCTCCATCCCATACGCGCCACGAGGCCACAAGGTTACACAGGTACGCGTCCGCCGCCTCCATCGCCTCCTCGCTCGGCGTGTACACCGCCACGTTGAACGGTGCGACGTTCTCCACCGCGACCCACTTGAACTCCCGACCGCTGAGCCGCTTGTAGATGGCCGCCTGCAGGTGATAGTCGAAGTTGGAAGCCTCGCGCTTAAAGCCCTGCGGCGATGCGTCGCGGGTCGTCTTCACGTCCACCACAAACTCACCGAGGCAGTCCGCGTAACCGACGAACGGCACGCCCTCGATGTCGCCTTCGAGCTTGTGCTCGGGCAATCCCTTGAGCAGGTCAAACGCAAGCGGGTGGCCTTGCACCGCGATGCGCATGGTGTCCGCGAGCTGCCACTGGTCGGGCTTGATGACGGTCTTGCCTGCGTTGGTTTCTGCGAACGCTGCGGCCTCCTCCTTGCCTGCCTTTGTGCGCAGGTTGACGTCGGGGGCTTGGACGAACCGCGCTTCCACTTCGGTCGGTTCGAGTAGCATGCAGTGGAGTAGGCTGCCGAGCTTCATGGCGTCGCTCTCGGTGCGTTCACCGCTGACGTATTGGAGGTAGTGGTTCGGGCTCTTGGCGAACGCCTTGAGCGCGCTGTATGAGAGATAGGAGCGTTTCATTTGGTTGTGGTTTCGGTCGGGATTTCATCTTCACCGTACACGTTCAGCTTGTACATGCCGGCAAGTTTCAAAACAGATCGGGATAGCGCGCGCTTTTCGGCCATCGCTACGGGGTACGCGTTGCTGTTGTTCTTCGCGCTGACCTCGCCGTAGCTCATGACCTGCGCGTGTTGCCCGTCCTTGAGCGGCATCCACGCCTTGCAGCGGATGACGTAGCGGGCTTTCTCGGCGTCGCACCACTCATGGACAGGCTCCAGGTCGTAGAGGATGCCCAGCTTGGCGGCAATCTGCTCCACGCCTGCGCGGGTCACGATGATGAACCCACGGCGGTCGGCGTGGAAGTGGTGGCCCTTGAGCTCGTAACGCTGCGCGAGTTGCCGCAGCTCGGCCTTCTGCTCGTCGTTTAGCTGTGCCATCAGTACGGCCATGGTTCCGCGCCAAAATTGACGTGCGCGAGGTGAGACGATGCGAACCGAACCGATGCCAAGTTGCGGCTCACAGGATGGTCGACGACGACATCGAAGCGGTCTTCGAAGTGCGCCACCACGTGGTCGGCGCGTTCACGGTGGTCGGTCTTGCTGATGCCTTTGACCGCTACGAGCAGCCACAGCCCCTCACCGCTTGCGCTGCGTTGCGCGAGCACGACGCCCGGCTCCTCGGCCATCACCTGCGCGAGGTCGTCCCATTGAATGGGCTTGTCTTGGTGCTTGGCATCGATGTCGATTTGGACACAGCCGCTGTGTTGGATGAGCGAATCAGCGCGGCGGTAGCTGAACCATCCGTGAGGCATTAAGACGGGGCGTTCACGCTTTTCTTGGAACGGTTCGAGGTTAGCGCACAAGCGGAGCCAGTTCTGTAGGGTGATTTGGCGCGGGGTCGTGTCGTACAGATCGAGCCCGTAGCAGAGGGTCAGGTTAGAGTAATCCATCAGAACAAGATTTTGACGGTGGTCGAAGTGCCGTTCGCAGCGAACGCGTAAATGTTCTCCGGGAACGCCTCGCGCATCACCTCGCCGATTTCGTTGGAGGTCAGACAGCGGTCGCCCGTGAGGGTGAATTGAGCGGTCGTGTGCTCAACTTTCAGGTCGTGGGCGGTGAAGCCTTGGCGCGCGAATTGGTGCAGCGCGTAATCAATAGGTCGCATGATGTTTCGTTTGTGCCTTGCGGCGGTGAATAAAGCCCCCGAGCGAACCCGGGGGCGGTGTTAATCGTTTAGTAAACGTTCACTTTCGTCGTAGGGCGGGCTTCGTGAATATTCAGTGCTCCTGCGCCGTGTGTAACTTTTACCCCGAACTGGTCGCGAATGATTTGGTGAACCGACGTTCCGCGAAACTGAATCATTGTTTTTCCGTTCTTCAACGGAATCTCTTTAATCTCTTGAACGGTGAATTTTTGGTTCCCGAACTTGACCACTTCGCCCACCTTAACTTCTGTTGCTTGCTTTTTCATAACGCGTGTTGTTTGTTTGTTTGATGTCCCAAATATAGGGGAATGTTTCACCCGTGCAACACTTCACCCTAAATTTTAACATTTAGAGCCAAAAAAAGGCCACCCCGTCGGATGGCCTTTACCTTGATGCAAGAAACAAACGAAACGCTAAACCAAACTTACGCGCTGTGTTCTGTGTCCGAATCTACGCCATTTCCGGGGCGTTGCCAAACGGATGCAGTGAGCGGCAGCGCAGCCACCGCGCACATTGCCACCGCCATCCACGTCAGGCCGTTGACCTGCACGTCGTAGAGCGCGACCGCCACGACCGCACCGCTGAACGTGCGCTTGGCTGACCACTTGCGCACGTTGCCTGTGCCGACCTCTTTGAATAGTTGGGTTAGATCGAGCTGCGAGACGATGCCCGCGAGGTTGATTTTGTTCTTCATGGGTAGTAGTGCCAGATGACGTCGTCCGCCTTGTTGGGGTCGTTGTCAACGTGAATGAATGTCGAGCCGACGCCGATGCGGTCAAACCCCACCGACAGCAGCGCGCGAATGATATGGAACCGCTCACGGCTCTCAGTGCAAGCGATGTCTGCCGCGTAGCCCCTGAGGTGCGAGCTGTTGGACACACCGCCCACGGCTTGGTTCCGCTTTACCGTGCGGTATCCGCTATTGATGATAAACGGCACGCCTGCGCGCTCGCGGGCCTCGTCGAGCATTTCCACAAAATCGCGCTGCATGTTCGAGCCGCTGCCCGGTGCGTCGGGGCTGTCGAACTCGTCGAGGGTGAAGTGCCGAAACTTCATGATTTCGGCTTAATGGAGTTGGTGGCAATCAGCTCCTCGCGCAGCGTCGCGATGGCCTTGGTGATGCGCTCGTGGCGCTCCATCTGCCGCTCCTCCATCGCCTCAAGCCGTTTGCAGACGGTATCCTCAGCTTTCTCCAATTGGCTAATCCGCTGCTCCGTTGAGGCCATGAATTTCGTGATGGTCGTGCCCCACTTCCATAGGGCGACCGCGATGGGGAGGGCGACAGAGCCCGCGCCGATGATTAAGTCCCAATTCATGGTGCAATTTAGCTGAATTCGACGTAGGTGATGAGGATATTTACCGCCTCGTTCGTGTTCACACTCAACCTGTGCGCGCCCTCCATCCCGATGGGAGTGGTGAATGGTCGCCAAGTGTCGCCCACCGCCATCGAGGTCTCGGTAGCAACGCGGGCGTCGTCCGTGCGGTCGTCGTACAGGATGCCGACGGTGGTGTTTGCTGTCTTTGCGTAAATCATAACGTCGCGCACGATGCACCCGCCCGATGGCGAGGTGAAGAAGTCCACGTCGGAGCCAGTGGTGGATACTTCGATTACGTCGGTTTTGTAGGAGTTAGCCATTAAGGAAGATTGAAAGCGCGAGCGAGCTGTCGGGGTCGCCGCTGGTTTGGTCTGTTGGTGTGCCTTCGCCGATGCCGCCGCCGCCTTGGTTGGGGAAGATGTTTTTCACAGCCTCCACCTCGGTAGTCGTACCGCTATTGTCCCAAGCAATTAGGAAGAGGTCGACGTCGGTGCGGCGTTCGTTTGCGATGAACTTGATGCGCTTGGCGGCGTAATAATCCGAGCCGCTTGCGAGCAGGTTGCCGGGGTGCATCGTGCCTCCATAAAGTGTGCCGATTGCGCCTTGTGTGACACCGTTGTACATCCCAGCCACCTCTTGCACGCCGAGCCGATGGAGCGCAAGCGTGGCGGACGGGTTAGCAAGAGAGCGCCAGCTGTTGGAGTCGATGACGTTCGTGCCGTCGTTCACCCGGATGCGCCCGATGCTTTCGCCTGCGGTCACGTCGCCGATATACACTGCAGGTTGGTCGAGGATGTCGCGGCCTTTGGTGTTTGCTGCTTTGTAGGTCAGCACGTCGCCGTTGTCGTCGCCCACTTTATACGCGCCAAAATCGTAGATTTTGCAGGTGAAGGTCGTTTCCGTTGTGACGTTGGTAAGCGCTCCTGTGGCACTTACGTCGCTCAACGTCACGGACACCTCAAGCCCGTCTAAATCTTCGGGCAGGTCAGGGGTTACCACGGCGATTTCCTGCACGATTTCAGACCAGCCCGCCGCCCCTGCGTTGCGGTCAAACCTTGGCAGCAGAATGTCGTAAGTGCTTGCAGTGGATTCCCACGACACCGCGCCCGCAATGCCGGGGGTGTATTCAATCACGTCGCCCGGTTGCATTTGGAAATCGTATGCCGTGCCGCTGAACGTGTAACCCCGCTTGAGGTACTTACCGCCCACCTTGAACGTCACCCGCACAAGTGCGCGACCGAGCCGCGCGCTGCCCGTGCTCGTGCCATCAGCCGCGTAGGTTTGGCGAATGGTTCCGCTGAACTTGAGCACCTCGTCTTCGTAGTAGGTCTGTCCCGCGTCGCTGATGGTGCTCTCCGTGATGACGTTGTGGATGTTGTCGTACACCAGGGCAGCGTTGCCGTAGAAGTAGCGCTCGCGCCTGACCTCCTTGTACGGGCGATCAAAAGTGAACTGCCACCCGGTGAGCTTGTGCATCGAGCTACTCAGCGGCACGTCGAGCGTGATGTCCGTTACGGGCGTGCCCGCTGTCCCGTCGTATTTGACGACCTTGTACGGTATGGAGGTCTGCGTGTCGACGAGCCGACCCATCGGGATGAATCGATAAACGCCCGCCGCAAACATCAGCCGAGCGTTGTACGTTACGCAGATGCTTTCGAGCAACTCGCGGCAGGTTAGCGGGCGCGTGATGCCATCGCCCTCCGGGATATACAGCGTATTGCTTTGGATGTAGTGCAGCGCCATCGAGCTCCCCGTCGTTTGGTCAGCGCTGAAAAAGTCGTCGGCGTAGCGCAGGAAAGCATCCGACGCGCTGAAAAACTCGTCAACGTGCCGAGCCTTGAGCAGCGCGCGATGGACGTGGCCGATGGTCGTCACGTTGTCCGTGTAAGCCGTGCCGTCGTTGTCGTAATTTACTTCCGTCATCAGTCCCAACTCGTCGCCTGCGGTCACGGTCATCGGGTACGGGAAGTAATCGTCATCGAGTTCAATGAGGTCGGTTAGGATGGTTCCGCACCACCACAGCGTCGGCGTGCCACCGCTCACCGTGTAAATGCCAAGCGCGAAACGCCCCTCGTCTTGCGATGCGAGCAACGTGTGCAGGCTTTGATCGCCCGCCTCATTGATGAGGAAATGCGCCTGCACGCTGCTCGCAAGGATGGGCGCGTGCTTGTCTTCACCGCCGTTCCATTCAATGGTGAAGCCTGGCGATTGCATCGGGATAGTTTCCACCGTCCCGCTGAACGTGTTGTCGAGGACATCGACGCGCCACTCCTGCCCGCTGTCGTCCGTGAATTGACCCCTGAATCGTGTAGCCATTAGTACCCGCCATATCTTGCCCGCGCGCGTTGCGTGCGGTCGTTTGAAAGTAATAAGTCGCGCCCACTGATGCGCCCCGTTACGGTGACGTGCTGCCCGCTGCCGCCCATCATGCCCTGCAGCTTTGACAGCGGTGCGATAACCTCCGGGTCGGTTCCTGCGTTAGGGTTATCCCCCACGAGCGCCATCGTCTCGCCGAACGCGAGGCCACCCTTGGCAAGGGCGGGCGGGGATTGCTGCGCGCGGGATTGGAAGCCCTTAATCGCAGCCCCTGCCGCCACAAGCGCAACGCCTGCCGCGATTGCGAGCGGCGGGTTGCTGATGAGGGAGGCGTAGAAAGCCGAGGCCGCCACGCCCGCGCTCACGAACTGCGCGCCCAAATCCATGAGGAAGCCGCCGAGCCCTGCGAACGCTTGGCCCATGATATCGGCCATCGTCATCGTACCCGACACGAGCCCGCCGATGGCCTCGCCGATGCCTGTGAACGCCGAGGTGATTTGCGGGCCGAGGTCGATCATCATACTAAACTCGTTGCGCATCTTGCCCATGTCTGCAGCCATCGCCGCCACGGGGCCCGCCGCCTTGACGAGCCCGCGCTCGGGCAAGATGTTCACCTGCGGCTTCGGCGTGGCCCCTGACGCTTGCGCGGTGTCCGATGTGCCGCCGCCTGCAAACATCGCGTCGATTGCGTCCTTCAATCCGCCGAGCCGCTTGATGCCGCTGGCGATGCTTTCGGGGCTTACGAACTCGATGGGCTCTTTGTCGAGCTCATCCTGCACTGAGGTCTTCCAATCCTCGGCGGCCTGCCGTCCAAACTCGGCAGCGCGCTCACCCGCACGGGCGAATGCGTCGGTAATCAATCCGGGGATGTCGCTGAACCTGCCTTCCAGTGCCGCCTTAATAATGGAGCCAAGGTCTTTGAACTGCTCGATGATGTTACTGACGGCAAAAGCAAAGAACCCAAACACAACTTTGACCGTGCCCTTAATGCCGCCGATGATTGCACGGACTGCCTTGCTTTCGTTGTAGAGCGAGATGAAGAAGTTTGCAACCGCTGCAAGTGGTTTGCTAACCTCGTCGGCGAACATGTAGATACCCGTCGCGAGCAGAGCGATGGCCGCGATGACCAAGCCAACGGGCGAAATTATCGCGCCGATGACCGCGCCGATTTGAGGCAGCAAGAATAACAACGGGCCAAGCATTGCGGCGATGCCCGCGCCGACGACAATGTACTGCTTCGTCTGCTTTGAAAGCCCTTGAAATTGCGCAATCATGTCGCTTGCCCAATCCACGAGCGGTCGCAGGACGTCCACGAGGATGGCCCCGAATTGCTCTTGTAGGTCGCCAAATGCGTTGGCGAGTTGGGTGAGCCCGCCGTCGGCCTTTGCCGCTGCTTCCGCGCTGCCGCCGTACTGCTTGTTCAGCTCGTCGAGGATGATCGTCTGCGCCTCGGCTAACCGTCCGCTTTCTGCAAGCGACTTGATGACCTCCTTCTGCTCGTCGCTGAACTGAATGCCTGATCGAGACAGTGCACTCAGGTTCGCCACCGGGTCGTTCAACGCCTTGCCCAACTGAATCGACGCCCCCTTAAGGTCACCGTCCAAACGCGTGGCAAGGTCAAGGGCTGCGGCCTGCGTCCGTGCGAACTGCTCGCCGCTGATGTTGGTGAACGTCAGCAACTGCGCTGTGGCATTTTGCAGGATGTCCTCATCGCCGAACAGCGTCTTGCCTTGCAAGCTGCTCGCCATGTCTTGGAGCTGCTTGGATGTGTAGCCAACCTGTCCACCCGTCGAGCGGAGGCCCGCCTCGACTTGCGCGATGGCTTTGGCTTGGACACGAAACGCCTGCACCGCCGTGCCGCCCATGATGGCGAGCGGGGCGGTGATGCCCATGCTGAGGTTCTTGCCTAACTGCTTCGTGTTGCGTCCAAAGTTCTTGAGCTTGCGCATTGAGTCGCCGAGCGCCTTGTCGAAGCTCTTTGTCTTTGCGCCGATGGTTACGACCAAATCTCCTAAACGTGCCATGTGTCGCGATTTTCAAGGCGGGCGCGTAGCTCCTCCTTTGTGAGTTTAATTCCGGGCTCGGGCTTCTCCCATGGGAAGACACCGAGGTCTTGTGCCTGCAATTTACTGCCCTTCTTGACATGCGGCATAATCAGCCGCACGGTCATCCACCGCGCCCGCTCCCACTCCATCCGCTCGCGCCCTTCGTAGGCGTCGAGGTAGCCCGCTGATGCCATGCGCAGCTCGGCGAGGGTGAGGTTATAAAACGAAGACGGGGCCAGACCCATACGGCCCAGCCCCATCTGCATAACGTCCGACCATGTGGCCGGCTCGCTCGATCCGTTTACGCTTTTTTTTCGCCCGGCACGTCCTGGACGAGCAGCTCGAACGCGCGCATAACGTGCGCCAGTGTGAGGTCATCGAGTACGTCCATGAACTCCACGTCGAGTTCAACGCCTTCGGCCTTTGCGCCCGCCTGCATTCCGAACCAAACGAGGTAACCCGCCGCCTCGCTTGACAGCTTGGAGGGGTCGCTCAATGCAAAGGCGTTCACCTTGGTCTTGCGCTCAAACTTGGCGAGGGCCCCGAGCGTGAAGCGGACGGGGTAATCCTTACCTGCGATTTCGATGGTGTCAACCATTACGCGACCGTATCAGCGATGACGCCCGTGAGTTGGAACGATGCGGAATAGGTCGCCGTGTCCTCGGTCGAGCCGCTCAATTCCAAGCTCGTCAAGATGCCCGACGCGCCGAGCGAAATCTCGCCCGTTGCTTCGTTGGCCTTTGCCCACTTGAGGGTCAAGGTGCTGCGGTTCTCGTAGGCTCCCCACAAATCCACGACGTCCTTGTTGGACGCGTCGAGCATGTCGATGAGACCGTCGCATTGCATCGTGCCGCCGCGCTTGCCTGCGAGGAATTCCGACCAGCCCGCGCTGTCGTTGGTTGTGATTTCGATGGTGTCGAGGGACAGCGATACGCTGACCGATTGAGCTGCTGCGATGAGCGTGTTGTCGATGTAGACGCCGAGCTCTGTGCCGTTGAAAATTGCCATTAGTTCTTGGGTTTGCGAGATTTGCGAGTGGGCCGTGGCTGCGGTGTTTTCACCTCTTCCTCGGCTTGGGGTTCAGGGTCGGGCGCTGGGGCCTCGTCGCCTTCGAGTGGGAGGCAGTAGCCACCCTTCAAGAGGCGTTCGTACAGCTCACGCGTGACGGACGGCGTTGAGCCTTCTGCCCAAATCTTGCCCGTCGCGTTTACCGCTTTGATGATTGTGACCTTCATGCCGTGCAAGTTACGCAAGTTGGTTAATTCGCGTTTAAGTAGTCGTTGATGGCAATATGGTTACCGTGGGCGATCAGAATGACAACGAAGCCAAACACAGCAGCACATCTCTCACGTTGATTAACCCATCGCCGTTGAGGTCGTAAATGGGATTCCACGGCGGCGGCATTCCTGGCCCGTTTGCCATTGCTATGTAGTCGAGCATGGCGTACAAAAACTCCGGGAGGTAAACGATGGTAACGTCTGTAATCATGTCGTTTCAATTAGCCCGTGCCTGCACGCTGCCCGCTTGCAATGCCCAGGGTCAAGCGTTTCAAGTTGATAACGCACCCACTGCCCCACCTTGCTCAACTGCCCGACGCTGTGCGCCTTGCCTATGACTGCGCTCGCTGGGTAGTATTCACCAAACGAGAGCTTACTTTTAGGCACAATGAGCCAAGCCGTGAGCCACGTCGCTGCGACCGCATTAAGTACGCTCGACATCTTCACGCCAAGCCCGTAGACATCTTGCCTAATCTTTGGCAGGTCAAACATGAGCACGTAAATACCCCAACGGAACGCCCGCACGAAAAAGCCGTAAGCAATGCCCACAGGGTAGCTTATGAGAGCCAAGCTAACCAGCGCGATCAACCTAAGCGCGTTCATGGCTCTTCACTTGGAAACCATCCAAGTTCCTCCATCTCCTCGAAGGTGCGCACGGTGGTCGTTGATGGTACAATGTTCCCAAATGGAAACGCCTTGTTTGCGAAGATGTACGCCTGCAGGTTCATGCGCTCCGTGTCCGTCAGTTCAGGAAACAACGCAACGAGCCGCTCCAACGTCGCCAGCGGATGCACGGGGATGATGTATTCGGTGTCCACCTGCATCGCGTATTGGATGCCGTCAGGATGCGCCACAAGGCCAAACACCGTGCCGTCCGCTTGGTAAGGCTCCTGCACGGCGCGGGGCGTGGTGATGCAGTACAACTCCCGCGTGATGGCTTCGGCGCGCTCCTTTGAGGTTAGGACGCCTTGGGGGAGGACGATGATAAAGCCGTTCATCAGTAAATGTTGAAGTAGTCGTTAAGGGCGGATTCGATGGCGGTGCGGTCGGTGGATTTATCGGCGTTGTAAAAGATTACCGCTTGAACGAATCCTACAGCCTGAAACGTCGAGTCGAGCGACATTACACCCGTGTCAGCTGGGTCCACTCCGCTGTCTAGCGTTGCCGTTCCTGCGCTCACGGAATTAACCCAAGCTTGCGCAACTCCAAGGGTTGAGCCTGCTATCATCGTGTGCAAATTTTTATTTGCGTTCGCTGATGTGGTTATAGCTGTGGTGCTGCTCGCGTATCCGAAATTGAAATTTCCTGAATTAACAAATGGAGCGTACCATCTTTTGTTTCCTGAGCTTGCGGAAAGCGCGAGAATCATTTGCCCGTTAGCCGTGCTGTTCAAATGTGCCACAACAAATGAACTAAGCGAGCCAATGTCCAACCCTGTGCTGTCAATTAGGAACGTATCAACGCTGTCAAAATAAAGCGCGGGATGTGTGCCGTCCAACCCCACGCCCGTAGACGCGTCGTAGATTTTCGGCTGCGCGCCCGTCGACGTCTGCACCAAATCGTTCCCGCTGCCGTCCTGATTGTACCACGTTTTGACAAAGCCATTTGTTCCCGCGCAGAACGTCGCAATCGCTGCCGTGTCGAGGTCGATGCCGTCGAAGCCAATGTCGGTTTCGGCGTTGTCGGAGGCGCGGCGGATGCGCATACAGTCGCCCGTGTAGTCGGGCACAAGCAGCACAGGCGCGAACGCCCCCACGAGGTCGTCGGTGTGGCCGTCGAGGATGGCCGCCTCCGGCGTGACATCCTCCCACGTCTGCGCCAAGCTGAACGGAATCGAGCCGTACGTCGCAGCGGTCAGCAGCGCGTCGAACGTGGCGGTGGTGTCAGCGTAGGCGGTATCGTCGGCGAACGTGTGTACGAGCGTCCACGTGGTCACGTCGCTGTCCTCGAACGATACGGCCTTGTGCCAAATCTTGCGGACGATTTTGTTGCCGCTCGTGGGGGTGTCGGTTTGGATACTGATTTCCTCACCGTGCCCGTCGGCTTGAACCGACAGGTAATGCTCAATCGTCAGTGTGGCGTCGGCTGCTTGGCGGGCGGTGCTTGCCTCGTCGTTGTAGCGTCCGAGGAAGTAAGTAATTACGTTTGGTGTAGTGGGCAGGCCGCCAACTTCGGGGATTACTTGCCACTCAAGTTCCAAACTACTCCAGCGTAACGTCTGCTTGTTGGGAATAGTAACAGGGTTGTAGGTCTGCACATCCAACAACTCGCTCATGTTCAATTTAGGCGAGCCAGAAATCCATTTGTCTATGTTCCACACAAGCGACTTGCCCTCCCTAAACTGCGGCAAGATGAGCGGCCCAACATCGTCCATGTCCTCAATCTTCCGCGAAGGCGTCCACGTCCGAACGTACACGCGACCCGTGTTCTCGTGTTTGCGCAGGACGATGGCGCAGGGAATTTTGGCGTCTGGAGCAGAGGGCACGTCCGTCGTCATTGAGTCGAAGCCGTTGCTAAAAAAGACGCCGCCCTTGGGGTAGAGAATGTCGCCAATCTCAAACGCCGACGTGTCCAGCTGGTAGATGGTGCCCGTCTGCCGAGCGTAACCCGTCGCGCCGTTGTTGACGTTTTCGGACAACAACCCGATAAATGTCTTTGGGTCGTGCTGCGAAGCGTTGAAATGCGCAACGATGACTTGATCGCCCTGAACGCCCGTAGCTCGCACAGGGCAACCTCGCAGCAGGGGCAACCCCGTGTTGATGACGCGAATGCCGATTTTAGTGGACGCGCCGTTTATCCACGTGGCGGTGTCTTGGTCGTAGACAAGTGCCTCGTGGTCTTGCGGGTCGTCGAGGTTGACGTCGGTCAGGCTGCCGAGCGCGCTTGCCGCGTCACCCCATTCGAGCGCGTCGCCTTCCGCGTTCATGACGAGAGCCTGCCCGGTCGTGCCGTAAGTGCTTGGCGTGTCAGCGAGGCGCAGGATAGTCAGCAGGTCAATCGGCTGCCCTGTGGCGATTTGGGCGTCGTCGCGGCTGATGCGAATGATAAAGCCCGCAGTCATGGCGTAGCGGCGTGGGCTGTCGAAGACGTCGGTGTCGGTGGTGCTGTATTGGATTGAATCCACGTTGACACCGTTGTACGTTCCGCGCACGCGATCGATTGCCGAGCGGATGGCGCTGGCAAGGTCGGCGCAGGTGTTGTAACTGTCAGCGACTGCGGTGATGTCAATGCTCACCTCGTCCAGCTTCGCGGGGCCGTCGTTGGTGTCGTCGGGGTCGACGCTGATGACCTCGTAGACGACGAACGGCGTGGGGGCTTCCTGCTCTGCAAGCTCGGGATAGATGCGCGTGCCGCAGATGTCCGTAACGCTTGAGGCGTTGGACAGAAGATAATAGATGGCTTTTCCTGCGTTCATTTCTTCGCTGCTTTTGCGATGACTTTCTTGTATTCACTTTCCAACATTTGAAGCGCAGGGCCTTGCGCCTTCATCTTGCCGCGTTGCATCGCGCCCTTGTTGCGACCTGGGCCAAAGTTCTGCAACCCGCTTTCCACGATGCCCGCGAACCAACCGTCTTTCCGGTCGAGCTTGCCCGTGGCGCGTGGGCCTACCCACATGGCGGTTTCTTGTCGGATTTTCCACGCGACGATGGAACGCTTGAGCGTGCCGGGCTCGATGTCGTAGGAGGGGCCGCGCTTGCCACCGTCGCGACCTGAACGCCTCACGCGAATTGTCACGGGGCTGTCCTGCACTTGGTCGCGCATTGTTTGGCGCGCAATCTTCGCGACTTTGCGGTGGATTTTAAGCTGCTTCTGCTCGTCGCCGACTGCCTTGAGCAGCGCGGCAAACTTGCGTTCGATGCCTCTCGTGTCTGCGCCGATTTCAGCGAAGCCGCCCTGCGCGACGTTGCGAACGCCGAGCGAACCGAGACCACCCGTAGATCGAGCGCCACCCGTTGCCATGCGTTTTCCCAGTCCCATTACGTCGTCGTTGTTTCGCAGACGATGACGAGCTCGGCGTTACGTCCGATTTCCTCGACGCCTTTGATGTCGTAGGTGCGGGTCGCGTAGGTCAGGCGGTCGTCGGCTTTAATGCCGCGCGTGGTGGTGCTGCTCCTGACTTTGAAGTACAGCGTTTGGCGGGCAACGTCCTGCGCGTTGTTCGTGATGGATTCGCCGATGCCGCTGGACTTCATCAGCTCGGCCCATACGGTCGTGACCGTGGCCCACGACGCGACGCGCTCGCCGTAGGCGTTCGTCGTGTAGGTGGCGCGCTCAATGGTCACGCGGCGGTCGGCTCTTCCGATTCTCATTTGAATGAAACGATGCGGTAAGGATTGAGCAGGGCGTGGATGCCGAGCGGCAGCTCTGCCGTAATCGTACCCACCACGACCTGCTGCCGTTGTTCGTACAGGTGGCCGACGATGAGGCGGATGGCGTGGACGATGGGCGCCGGGACGCTTGCCTCGGGATAGCCGACCGTGAACGCCACTTGCACGCCGTTGAAGTTGTAGTCGGCGGTCGATGGCGGGTTGATGATGCCAACGCGCGCGGGCTTGCGGACAAGGTCAGCGTACCATGCCGACGCTGCGAGCGTGACGTTGGTGGCGGTGGTGGGGTCGTAGCTGACGGATTCGACCGATTGAACAGGGCCGACGGGGATTTCGAAGAC